TCAATAATACACAATTTTCTTTTGCAATATTATTTACAGGAAGATTACATATATCTTTTAATGTCATACAACTATAGTGTTGTTCAGGACTTCTATCTTTACCCTTGTTAGAATATGTCCTAAACGACCAAGGAGGGTCAGCATAGATTACGCTATATTTTTTACGAATATCCATACTGTCAACATTATAATAATAAATTTTTTAGTATCTATTGGTGTCATTGCAAGTCTTTGACCCATTTGAAAAAATATAAAGACAGTAAAATATAAAAGTATTAGAGAATTTATCATATGTCTAATATTAACTTACTATCTCCTTTACCCATATCCCCCATTGGCATTAAATTAAATGCAATTGAATATCTTGCTTTATCTTTATTCATGTTTCTGCCTATTTTATGATATAGGTGGCTCGGAAATAGAACCAACATTTTATCCTTTGGTTCTATTTGCCAACTAATTGAATTGTATTCATTATAACTAGACGGCGTTAAACTTAAATTTTTTTTGTTAAAATCTTGGAACATTAAATTACCTGTATTATCACCTACTTGCATATAGAATATACCACTGTACAAACAATTATTATGATTATGCCATTCACTCTGTTCCAGTGGTTCAGTTTTGGTGCCCCAAGAAGTGGTGTATAAAAACTCATTCGATTGATAATTTAAAATATCATTTTTAAATAAATTAAACTCTTTCATAAGTTCATCTGCAAGTGGTTTAAAAAGTTCTTCTTCAAAAATATATAAATTAACTGAAGCTTCTGATACTTCACCTCTATTATTCAAATGGCCACTTTTAGTCCACTCTAATTGTTTTATTGGATCAATATATGGTTGTATATCAATGTCTAATATTTTAGTATAGACAACTTCAGGAAATAATTTTAGTATTTGTTTCATCCAAAAAATGCCTCCAAATTTGCTTCTGGTTGATGTTTCCAATTGATAGCCTGTAAGATAAATCTCATAGGATCAAGGAAAGTCTTTTCAAATTGTGTTTCATAATCTATATATTGTTGTAGTTTAAATTCTGGTGGAAGTTTAGTAATATAACTTATCACATCAAATTTAAATGGATTAGCCTCTACTAGTTTTAAAAACTTAAGCTTATCTCCTTCTTGTATTAAAGGATACTTTCTACTTAGATTAAATTCTTTCAATTGATGATTATATATAAGAGCACCTTTAACATGAATAGGTGTTCCTTTAATAAAGATATTGTTACTATCTTTATACTTTTTCATATTGTTACATGATCTAGGAAAAGATATTTGTTCAGCTGACATTTGAAAAAACTCTTTTTTAAAATCAGCAATAAGTTTGTGTAAATCTGTTTCTTCTTTAGACATGATTGTTCTAATCGCTTCTTTAATCTTACCTCTACAAACTTGTGGTGTTGATGACTTGACAGCTTCAATACCCATAATCTTTAATTTAGGATCCGATAGTCTAACGCCTTCCTCATCCAATACGTTTAACATATATCTTTTCTTTGCAACCCATATACCTTTGTTGGCAATAACTTCTCGTTTCATTACCATACAGTTTTTAAATGCGTTAGTATAATCGGCAAGTTCGTCAAAACACTTTTCTAAAAAAGGTTCTATTCTGCTATCGACAACTTTATCTAAAAAGTTACATATCTGGTCATCTGTTTTACCCTCGCAAGTTTGACTAACAAGTTTGTCAAGTGTAACATAAATTGAATCTGTATCTGAGGCAACAATATAATCATGTTTATCATGTGTCTTTAATATTTTATTTAAATATTCATTTACTTTACTTTCAATAAACCTAATAATGAATTGACCTGCTGTAGTAATAGCACTTGCTTGTCTTACATCATAGTATCTAAAGTATTGATTACCAACTGCACCATAAGCTGAGTTTAAGGCAATCTTTCTTGCCCACTGAATATTATGACAACGAGATATTTCTCTAACAAGTTTAGGGTCTTTTGTCTTTTCATATTCTTTCTTAGCCTTTAACATTCTTTTCTTGTAGATAACTCTTTCATTGTACATTGTTTCCATCATTTCAGGTAAGAAACCTTGGTTATCTGTTTTAAATTTTGCACCGTTTGGTGTAATACATGCACCCTCTGTTTTAAGATATGTTAGAGGTGTTGTTTGATCTAACATTTTATTTACAGATATTCCTGCTGGACTTTCGCCTAATATTTTCTCTGGCGAAATATTGTATTGTATAATAATATGTGGATATAGTGAGTTAATATCAAATGAAACTACCCATTTATGTTGACCAAGTTTAGGGTCTTTTACATAAGCGCCTTCGTATTTTTCATTCTTATAATTATCTTCTCTTGGAGGAACACAAATATTCTTTTTCATTAAATGATTGGCAATCAAAGTGTCCCATACTCTCACTTGTGAAAATATATCACCATAGTTTACTTTACTTTCATATGCAACAGTTAAAGATAAGTCAATAAGACCTAACTTGTCTTCTAAACCATCAACAATCTCAACGTCTTGTATATTATAATCAACAAATGATTGAAAGTCTTTTGTATACCAATCTTTAAATGTATCATATGGCATATCGTCTTTACCACGGCCAAGTTCTAACTGACCAATAAAGTCGAGTTTATAACTCTCTTGTCTTTGTGGTATAAACCATTGATACAAGTCTAAGTAGTCTAAGTTTGTAATACCTTTTACATCATAGACAGTTTTAGGTCTGCCTCTTGCCATAATAGTATCTCTTTGTATCAAACCCCAAGGCGACATTTTGTTTGCAACTTTATCACCAGCTATAAGAGTAATCCTGCCCATTAGATATGGTAAGTCAAAAAATTTAGTATTCCAACCAGTAATAATATCAGGATAATTTTTAATCCAAAAAGTCATAAACTCAAACATCAACTGTTTTTCGTTTTTACATTTTACATAAGTTACATCATGTCTATCAGTTTTAAAATCACCAACACCCCAGGTTATAATCTGTTTGTTAGAATGATTTTTTACAGAAATACAAAGTAGTTCTTCAATAGGATTTTCTACGTCAGGAAAACCACTTTCACAAGTAGTTTCTATATCGAGTGTGAATATCTTTATATGATCTTTAGACCATTTAATATCCTCTGGCCATTCTTTACCAATGTATTGATAGTGGTATCTCTCTAATCCGTAAATGGGAGAGTTTTCTGTTGCTGTATATTTTTTAAACTTTCTAGCTTCGTCAATAGAATTAAATGTAATAGGTTTTAAAAATTGACCTTGTAATGTTTTGAAATCTGTTTCTTGTTGAGTTAGGGCATACAAAGTAGGACTAAAGTTCATCTTATCTTTATAGTCTTTACCATCAAGTACACCTCTAATAAGAAGTTTGCCTCTGTGTTCTATTACATTTTTATAAAAGTTCATTATTTCCTAAGTAAAGGGTCATCAATTAAATTCACAATAAGACCATCATGTTCAGGTTTTAAAACAATCTGACATGCTAATCTACTACTGCCATCTTTAAAATGTTTTTCGTATTCTAACAACTCAATCTCTGGTGTATTATAGTCTATTTTGCCTAACTTGTCAAGCCATTGTTGGCCGACATGTACATGACATGTAGCACAAGCACAACTACCACCACAATCGGCAGGTATTTCGTGTATATCTATTGGTGAGTGAAACTTGGCAGCTTCCATTAGAGTCGTGTTCTCAGGAACACTAACTCTAATTTTAGAGCCGTTTCTTACAAAATAAACTGTAATCATTAATCAGTTATTAATTTAGGTTTTGCAGCCTGAATAATACCTGATCCTACATTTGCGTTGTATGAATTTAAAATATCAGCTTTCGGTGTTACCTCTGCCATAATTTTAGTTTTATCCATTTCAACTGTTGTATCATCTGAGTAAGGCATGTAAGCTGTCATTTGTAATTGAACAGGTCCGCCTGGTTGTTTTTGCATTGGAATAATCACAAATGGTTTTTTTAAGTGATACACCTCTGCTGATGATTTTTCTGATTTGCCGGCGATTAAGTCTTCGCCTGTTTGTAGTCTAAAGATTTTCACATTTGACATAATATTCTCCTTTTTTAATATCTACATTATAACAGGTTATACAAGAAAAGTCAAGCTATTTCTCGTTATTGTCTTCTTTATCTGGTTCAAAACCAACTTTATCTTGTTTTCCTGTTTTTTTAATCGGTTTCAATCTTCTACTTAATACGAAAGTTCTATTAGGATTGACACTAATATTCATTAATCTCATTAAATCTCTGTTTACAAGTAAATCAGAGCCTGATCTAGGTCTTTGGTCTAAACCAATCTCTACATCTTTATATGTAAAACCATTAAATGTTAAGTCCATTAATATAGTTGGTCTAATCTCTGATGGTTCGTTTGTAGCGTTTGATCTAAACACTTCGCTTTTACCGTGTCTAGGTTTTTCAAAAGTTTTACCGTCATATTTCCATTTTATTATTTTGCCATCTTCTAAAATTTCATCAGCATGTAAAGCACAAGCCTTTGACCCGTTACCTGTATCAAACTTAACTCTAACTTTACCAACGTCTTCTAATTCTACCGTTTCTAACCAACCACATTCAATAAGTGATTGTCTATCCCAATGAGCTCTATCTTTTATCCAATCGACCACGTTGGCCATCATTTGTTCACCATCTATTCTACCAGCTGGTTCTGAATCTGAGTAATAATCTTTGTGTTGGTAACCCTCGTAATCTGCACCTGATCCTGGACTACCATTAATCTCTAATAGATATGGTTTTCCGTCATGTATGATATGGTCTACACCAACCATATATGCTCTGGATAATCTGGCAGATTTTAATATCATTTCTTTTTCTTCTTTATTTAAAATATATGGTTCTGCCTCAGCGCCTCTGTGTGTATTTGATCTAAAGTCATAACTACTATGGCTTCTTTTTGTACTTGCAAAAATTTTATTATCTACTACAAAAGTTCTTACATCAAACTTTGATGGCATATATTCCTGTATTAACATTTCTGCATTTAATTTCCACATTGCCTGTAAAGTTGCAACAAGTCCTTCATAACTTTCAATCTTAATAACACCAACACCTTGTGTTCCTGTAAGTGTTTTTAATATCATAGGAAACTTACCACCAACCATATCTACAGCAGTTTTAATATTACTTTCGTTAGATATATACGCTGTTTTTGGTGTCGGTAAACCAAACTTTTCAAATAGTAAAGCAGTCGTTAGTTTGTTATCACAAGTAAGCATAGCAGCTCTTGTGTTCATCATAAACGCTTGTGAATTTTGAAATGAAGATATTAAAGAAAGGCCTGCCTCATCTTCTAATGCACCTCCTCTAACAATACAACAAGTATCTCTACCTATAAAAGTGTGTTCAGCACCTTTACCGTCATAATTATAAACAGTTAATGTACCTTTATCTTCGTCTTTAGCTGTGATGATTGTTGATTTAGTGTTTACTATGATACACTTAATTTTTGCTTTTGCACAAGCCTTTGTAATTAAGTCAGCAGTAGTATTTTCTTTAGGGTCTTTTGAATCTGCTACAGTGACAATAGCAACCGTAATCGGTTTATCTCTACGTCCTGTATCAGTTTCGTTTAAAAATTCTCTAAACTTCGGTACTTGCATTTTCAGTATTATCCTTGGTTTCTATCTTTTTACCTATGTTATATTTAGCAGATAAAATCCATTCTTTTTTTTCTTTAAAAGGTAATACTTTGATTTGTGATAGTGGTGCTTTGTTTTCTGACTTAGATTTATCCACTATTTCAATTAAACTCCAATCTTGTAATAATATAGCTATTGTGTTTCTTCTTTGTATATCGTTTTCTGATAATGTTGCTATNTTGCCGTCTAAAGCAAATAATTCTTTAAAATGTGTGATGTAATACTTACCTTGTTTGTGTAAAATATGACATGATTGGTACAAAGTTTTATCTTTTCTACTTGCAACACCTATTCTTGTAAGTGTTTCTCTAACCTTTAGAAAGTCATCTGGTTGGGTAATTGTAACCTCTAACATATCCTCAGCTGACCATTTTATATTATTCTCGCTCATTTTCTTTTTCTCCCACCTTTAGAAAGTGTTTTTTCTATGGATTCAAGTTGTTCTTTGGATAGTATTGTTAGAGCCTCTCTTGCTTTTTCATTACTATAACCATAATATTCTTTCACTATATCCATGTTTTTTAACTTTTTTTGTGATAGCCATTTACCACCAAATCGCTTCTTTTTTCTAATACTATTTAGTAAAAAGTGGAACTGCACTTTCTTGGACAAGAAGTGATAACCATTCATTTCATTGGCTTGTGGAAGAGTGTCCCAAAACATTGATAAACAACGATTGATTATGAAAGGAGGATACTTTTTCTCCCATGTTAAGTCATCACTATCAAGCAATGGCTCTTTTGTTTCGTTAAGTGCTTTTAAATAATCTTTCAATTCGTACATTATCTCCACCTC